CGCGCACACAAAAAGAATGAACTGACAAAAAGTGACAAAATAACGTGATTTACATCACACATTTTGACATTAGAGACGGTATGCTGGAATCACCAAGACGGAAAGACAAGAGGTAAAATTTATGACAATGAACATTACCAGTAAACAAATGGAAATTACTCCGGCAATCCGCCAGCACGTCGCAGACCGTCTCGCCAAACTGGATAAATGGCAAACACACCTGATTAATCCACATATCATTCTGTCCAAGGAGCCGCAGGGCTTCATCGCTGATGCAACTATCAATACTCCTAACGGCCATCTGGTCGCCAGCGCAAAACACGAGGATATGTACACCGCTATTAACGATTTGATCAACAAGCTGGAACGGCAGCTCAATAAAGTGCAACACAAAGGTGAAGCCCGTCGCGCCACAACATCGGTGAAAGACGCCAGCTTCGCTGAAGAAGTTGAAGATGAGTAATCCTTTACATTGAGTCTATCGCCAACGCGCCTTCGGGCGCGTTTTTTATTGACAGGGTGAAAACAGTACAGGTACTTTAAGTCTGTCTTTACAAGGAATCTTCCCTGATGCTTAAACCGTTTTTCTTCGCATTCTTTTTTACCTTCCCCTGATTGGGAGGCGTTTCGTCGTGTGATAAAGAATGCGAAGACGAACAACAAGGCCTCCCAAACCGGGGGGCCTTTTTTATTGATAACGATAATATGATTAAGGCAAAGCGATGACACAGGAAAACCCGTTACTGGAACTGCGCGATAAGATCAGCGCACTGGATGAGAGATTGCTTTCACTGCTGGCTGAACGCCGTACCCTGGCGGTTGAAGTGGGTAAAGCCAAGCTCGCCACTCATCGTCCGGTACGTGACATTGACCGCGAACGCGACCTGATGGAGCGGTTAATTCAGCTGGGTAAAGCTCATCATCTGGATGCGCATTATATTACCCGCCTGTTCCAGCTGATCATCGAAGACTCGGTGCTTACCCAACAAGCTCTGCTCCAGCAACATCTGAATAAAACCAACCCCCACTCTGCCCGTATTGCTTTCCTTGGCCCGAAAGGATCTTACTCGCACCTGGCGGCACGCCAGTATGCTGCTCGTCATTTCGACGAGTTTATTGAGAGCGGATGCGCGAAGTTTGCCGATATCTTTAACCAGGTAGAGACCGGCCAGGCCGATTACGCTGTGGTGCCAATCGAGAACACCAGCTCCGGGGCAATCAACGACGTTTATGACCTGCTGCAACACACCAGCCTGTCGCTGGTTGGCGAACTGACCATCCCCATTGACCACTGCGTGCTGGTCTCCGGCTCGACGGACCTGAGTCAAATTAAGACCGTTTACAGCCACCCACAACCTTTCCAGCAATGCAGCCAGTTTTTGAATCGCTATCCGGACTGGAAAATTGAGTACACCGAGAGCACCTCCGCAGCGATGGAGAAAGTTGCGCAGGCTAACTCCCCTACCGTGGCGGCTCTGGGCAGCGAAGCCGGTGGTGCGCTGTATCATTTGCAGGTGCTGGAACGTAACCTGGCAAACCAGACGCAAAATATCACCCGTTTTATTGTGCTGGCACGTAAAGCAATTAATGTCTCTGACCAGGTTCCAGCCAAAACCACGCTGTTGATGGCGACAGGGCAGCAGGCGGGCGCGCTGGTTGAAGCGCTGCTGGTCTTACGCAACCACAACCTGATCATGACCAAACTGGAGTCCCGTCCCATTAATGGCAACCCGTGGGAAGAGATGTTTTACCTGGATATCCAGGCCAACCTTGAATCTGCATCCATGCAGAGTGCCCTGCGTGAGCTAAGTGATATCACCCGCTCAATGAAAGTGCTGGGCTGCTATCCTGGCGAAAATGTCGTGCCCGTCGATCCTGCTTAACGCTCGATAAAGAGGCTTTTCTTCACCCCTGCCACATTCACTGGCAGGGTGAAGATTGCGCCGGATAGAGGGTATTGCTTCACTTCTTCCGCGCTCATGTTTTCACGCGTGGTGGTAATAAAGAGCGTTTTCATATCCGCACCGCCAAAGCAGACCATGGTGGGGCAACGTCCCGGCAGTTTATATTCCTCTAGCTGCTCGCCCATGGGTGAAAACCGGGCGATACGCCAGCCATCATACATGGCGCTCCAGTAACACCCTTCCACATCCATGGCCGCGCCATCCGGAATGCCTTCGCCCTCTACGAATTGACAGAACACTTCACGTTGGCCGGGCTCGGCCTGTTCATCGAGCGGAGTGCGATAAATCACCGCATTTGGCGTATCTGAGGTATACATCCATTTGCTATCCGGGCTGAAAGCCACCCCATTATGTCCCTGGATATCACACTGAATAACCCGGGGCGTAAGATCGTTATCAATACGCATCAGCATAGCCCCGTTATAATCCCCCGGCGCCCAGAACGTACCCGCGTAGAAACGTCCTAGAGGGTCAGTGCCGCCATCGTTGAAACGGGCAAGCTGCGGGTTAGACGGGTTATCACAGACTTTACGCTGCAGGGTGCCGTTTTTATCCGTTAGCCAGATGGCATTACGCATGGCGATAATAAATCCGCCCCGCTCACGTAGCGCAAAACAGCCCACCTCTTCGTGAAAAGCCAGTACAGAATGTTCGCCGTTGACCGGGTGATAACGGTGGATCTCCCCCTCAAGAATATCCGCCCAGTAGAGGGCCTGTTCTTCCTCGCTCCAGGTTGGACATTCCGGTAAGTGCCCGGTGTAGTTAAACAGGCGCTGTAATTCAGCCATAACCGTTCCCCATAATGAAAAAAGCCAGCATTGCGGGCTTTTGCCATGCAATGCGTGATTGCCACTTATCAATAACTTACATTCAATACTCATTAAAAACAGTAAGTTAAATTACGCTACAACCTTCCTGAGCCGTTTCAAACACCCCGCAGTGTGGACGCAATGTGGACACTCCGGGGCGTTTTGATCTTACAGCGATATGCCTCCTGAAAGCGGATTTAACGCCACTGCATTTTGCAGATATTCCGGCGATAGGTGCGCATAGGTCATGGTTTGCTGAATGTTTGCATGCCCCAGGATTTGCTGTAATGCGATGATGTTTCCCCCGTTCATCATGAAATGACTTGCGAATGTATGCCGCAATATATGCGTTGCCTGATTCGCTGGGATGTCTGGTTTAACCATCTTCAACACCTTGCAAAAGCTCACATAATCGACGTTAAACAAATTACCGCTGGCATTCTTCTTAATCAGCGATTCAAGTTCAGAAGAAATTGGCACTGTGCGCTTCTTCCCGTTTTTTGTTTTCAGGAACGTCACACGTCCGTTAACTATCTGCGCTGGCTTCAATGTTATTAGTTCTGACCATCGCCCACCGGTACTTATACCCAGCAGTGCGACAAGTAGGTCATCCCCAGTAAACGACTTAAGCAAGAGCGAGATCTCCGATTTATCAAGAAACGCCATTTCTGGATTTGCTTCTGCCAATGGCGGCAAACCATGAATTGGATGGACGCCTGAAAACTCTTCCAGTTGTATTAGCTTAGAGAACATGCCTGACAATCGGTACAGATCGCGGTTGATTGTCGATGCGCTGACACCTTTACTAAGCCGTGCCGAACGGTAATCCATTAATACTCGCTTGGTCAGCCTGGTGACTGGTATGTCGCCCATATCACCTATGGTTTTAACCAAATGATTATAATCCTTTGTTCCGCGCTCCAGATTCAGTCCGTAATACTTCCACCATACCTCCAACAGCTCTAAGAGCGTGCGACGGTCAGTTCTCTGCCCTGCCCATTCTTTGGTATTGGCGTTCGCAAGCGTATAGCGCTCAAATGCTACCGCTTCTGCTTTTCGTTCAAACTTCCGGCGAATGCGTCGTCCTTCGCGCCCGCGCGGTCTGATGTCCACTTCATATCGACCATCATCGAGTTTCTTAATTGTCATAAGAGCCCCCGATAATTAGCACGAATCTTTCCTCTAACTTCTTCTTTTAATCTGGTCTTAACAACTGCCTTTTTGCTCTGAAACCGGTTATATCTAGCAACAAGTAAACAAGATTTGAAATAAATATAGTCTTGGTTAATCGTTAGCCAGTTTTGCGGCCTGAGGGTGACGAGGTTGTTTCGTCTTGCCCACAGTGTGCGACGACCGGGCTTATCTGCCCGGCTTCAGGTGCCGTCTCATCTGTCATTAGCCAGAGTGTGTATTTTTTAAATGGTGCACAGTTAACGATCTGCTTCACAATTTGTAAGCCCGGCTCTTTATGCCCCCCTTCATAGTTTTTGAGCGAGCTAAGAGCTACCCCACTAATTTCACAGAATTTTGCCTGTGTAAGCCCTTCAGCCTTTCGTATAGCGCGAAGCTTCTCGGATGTTTTCATTTGACATGGTTCCCTTTTGGAGACTATATTTGCCCCGAAAGGTACCCAACCGGGCACCTTTTAGGGCGCAAGACCAGTTGCTCAGGAGGCTTCCTGAACCGTTTCAAAGCAGCTGGATCCTACAAGGTTAGCATGTAACCAAATGAGAAAGGAGAAGGATATGGAAGCTAGTGATTACTTAATCCAGTATCCACTGGATGCGGTACACCCGGATAAGTTCGCGGATTTGTTAGGAAAACCGCGCACTGCTGTGCAAACCATGATTGAGAAAAACAAACTGCCGGTCGTGGAGTTTCGCGATCCCACCAAACCAAAAGCCCGCGCTGGCGACAAGCTGGTCTTTGTTCCAGAGTTCAATCGCGGTGTACGCGAAGCGTTTTACAACCGCCCGGTTGAACAGCGTGATGCCTGGCTCTTATGGATGGGGCTGTAATCATGACGACATTAACGACCAGCCCTTCCTTTGCAAGCCTGCTGACTCAGGGCCAACAAATCACCCACCGTAAGCATTCGCGTGGCTGGCTTGAAACCCCAGACGGGCGCTTTTTCCAGCCAAAGGCAACCGACGTGCAGTTCATCAAAAACTCACGTATGCCGTTTATGTCCAGCCCACGCCCTAAGCGCCGCTGGTTTGCCCGCCTGATGGGCATCTTAGCTTAATCGTGGGGGTGGGAATGTCGATGGACGAAACCGGGCGGCAGTCAGGACGCCGCCAGTTTTTGGAGCAACGCGCCCGACTGCAAGCCAGCCTGAACGCTTCCCGCGTGAATGATACGGCTACCCGCTTCAATCGCCTGAATGAAGCCCGTAAAAAAGCAGTTTTCATTCTGGCGAATGATGCCGCCAGTCGGCTGCCCGGTATGCCTAAACTGACCCGCGACCACCTGCATTTGCGTTTTGAAGACCTGAGCGAAGCGGAGCAAACATGCCTGATGTTGGGTATTAAGCGCCTTTCAGAGCTAGCGGCATCTATGCCCTGGGAATTTGAGGACTTCGCCGCGCCACTCGCAGAAAGGCAGGCGCTACGCGATAAGCCGCCAGAGCCAGTTAAAACAACCAACTAACGACTAACTACCCAAAAAAAGAAACAGGCGCTAACGCGTCGGGCTTCTTGCACCCTGGAGAAAGTAAAAATGATACGTTCGCTTGTTAAATGGCCTGGTGGTAAAAGCCGCGTTCTTCCTGATTTACTGCCGCTGTTGCCTAAAACTGATTGTCA